AGAAGTTCTGCCGCTTCATAGCAACAGAGATGAGCGAGAATGGCAAGCTCATCGAAGCCTTTGGGCGCTTCGTACCAACGGACGCCAAGAAGACATGGTCCCCCTCCCAAGGAGAACTCAAAGTTGAAGGTTCAGAGTTCGGAGACCGTAGCATCCAGATTCGTGGAGCCCAGCAACAGGTTCTGGGAATGGAGGCCGACTGGATCACATGCGACGACCCCGACGACCCCGATATTGCCCGTTCTGAAGTCCAACGCCAGAGACTCCGAGACTGGTACGACGAGCAAGTGATCTCGCGTGGGTCTCCGGGCGCTCACGTTACAGTCATCGGACAGCGCGTTGGCCTCAACGACATGTATGGCTGGCTCTCAGAGAAACGCGCCGTAATGGCCCTAGGGGAACCCAAGGTGTACAAACATATCGTGAGCCCCGCCATCTTAGACTGGGAAGCCAAGACGACGCTCTGGCCCCAGGAATGGCCATTCGACCGCCTGATCAAGGAACGCTACAATGACAACCCCACGAAGTTCGAGACCATGTATCAGCAGAACCCCGTCTCCGAAGGTCGCACCATCTTCAACCCCCAGTGGATCAACGGCGACGCCTCCCATCCCGGCTGCCTCGATAACGGGCGCAGTGCGGGCGAACCAATGGTTGCCGACGCCGACAAATCATTACCTATCAGCCGTGTACTATCAGTTGACCCATCCCCCACTCAGTACAGCGCCTTCATTGTCGCCGACGTAGTCCATAACTACTCAGAGTTCCATGCCTCTTTGATGCACCTTCAGACGGAGAAGATTCATGGCCGAGAGATATTGAATCATATCGATCAATTGCTAGCGATATACGCCCCCATTGACTACCTCATCATCGAGGACAGCGCCGTCTCGAAGTGGATATTCCAAGACCCATGGTACGAGACAGTCAAGTACAAGACTCAGGTCAGGTCGCACAAAACCAACTACAAGAACAAAGGCGACGTTGACTGGGGCGTCCAGTCTTTGGCCGTAGACTTCGAGTTCGGCCGCATCCGCTTCCCATGGGGCGATGCCGAAGGCCGCCAGATGTCCGAGCTGCTTTTGCAGGAGATGTATGCTTACACAACTGAAGAGAAGGTACGCCAAGACCTTATCATGGCCCTCTGGTTCATCCGTTTTGCACACCGGGCCCTGGTACCCAAGGTGCGTCTTGAGGGTGGTTATAAGGCTAACCTCAGAGTATCACCCGTTGTGCAGCGCGCACTCAAGCGCAAGGATAGCGACCTAGGCCGCACGATCAAAGAGTTCCGCCACAAGTATGGCCAAGGCACTGCCGTAGGCCGCGACCAAGAGAAGAGAGCTAGCTAATGACCAAAGCGAGTGAGAAGCTACAACTCCTCCTTAGCCGCAAATATGAGTACCAAGTCCTAAACCAATACGAATCTACCTTCGAGGGTGACCGCTGGCTTTCACAGAAGGAACGTATCGAAGCGATGCGTAAGCTCGTAACCGGGGACTGGGCCGACCTATACCCCGATGGCACAGACATGCCCGGCGCACCACTGATCGAGAACAGCGCCAAGTCGTCGCTGCGTGACATCTCTGGCCTCGCGGCCGAGAGCCAGCCTGGCATCAACTTCGTTCCCGAGGGAGAGAAGAAGGATGATTATGTTGCAGCACAGGTCAGAGAGGCCATTGCGGACACCTACTGGCAGGCCGGTAACGGTCGCCGCATCGAACGTCGCCTCTACATGGACCTCATCGGCGCCGGATTCGCCGTCGGTGCCGTCACCAAGAACCCCGACAGTGATGTCCCATATCCAGTCACAACAAGGCTCAAGCCAGATCGTTGTTGGCCTGACGTTTTCAACGGCACATTGCAGAACCTCCTGTACAACGAACGCATCAAGCTGAGGCAAGCATCCGCCCTCTACCCAGACCTTATCACCGAGGCCATCGTCCCAGCCTGGTCAGATGAGGATTGTCAGCTCATCGACTACTACGACAACATGAACGTTGTTAAGGGTATCATCTTCACCAAGGGCGGCAAGCTCAACAAGCGAGACAGGGACAGCTCTATCGTCATCCTTGAGGAGTGGGAGCACAAGCTAGGCCGCGTCCCCGTGGCCTTTGTCCAATTGGACAGTGTAGATGAGGCCTTCCGAGGGCTCCTTGACCAGACGGCACCGGGCCTACTTAGCAGGAACCGCGTCTTCCAGTACCTTATGGACTATATCTACGACATGGTGCATAGTCCCTACGAAGAGAAGAACGTCAGGAACTGGGATGAGCTGCCAGGCCCCGACACCGTCTACCACCACGACCCCTCGGCCACAGAATCGTTCCTACGGCGTGTCCAGCCCGCCGCCCCTGCCGCTGCCGTCTTCGGCATCGCGCAGTACATGGACTCACAGACATCTGGTGAAACCGTCCAGCCCCCTTCTCGCCAGGGTGACGTTCGCCAGTCCATCGCAAGCGCCTCTTTCGTCTCCGCGACCCAGGGCCGCTTGACGACCGTGGTCAGAGACCTGCACGACCTCATGCTTGACTTCAGGCACCAACAGACGCAGATCAGCCTCCTCATCGACCAGAAGCACATGGACGAGAAGAAACCACTCTACCGCCCCGTAGGCAAGAAGACGACGTACCTGCCCTCCAAGGACATCGGGGACTGGCTCCACTTCAAGGTAACGTTCGGCGTTGCTGCCGGTATCGACCCGGTTGCCGCCGACCAACGCCTATTGCAGGCCCAGGGGGCTCGGTGGATCAGCAAGGAGACAGCCCGCGACAACCTTTCATACATGGATGACCCAACGGTTGAACAGGACAAGATCGACCGTGAGGATGCCAACGACGCCTTCAAGCAGCGATTGCTCACAGACCCGCGCATGCCCCTCTCTGTAGTCGCTCGCGTCTCTCAGCTTATGGCCGACGGCATCTCTCTCGTGGACGCAGCCACAGAGGTTCTTCCCGAGTTGCAGCAGGCCGATCAGGCGCAGGCTGCCGCTGGGCAGGCCGGACAGCCCGGCACCGCTAACCAGCCCAGCCCGACCGGCGTTCCCGGCCAAGAAGGCCTCGCCGCTGGCGCCGTCCCGAACGAGGCAGGAGTTGCCTCTCAGGGCACCGCTCCTGGCCAGGGTGGCCCAACGCCTGGCGCGTTGGCTCTGCCCAGTAACCCGCTCGTCCAGCAATTCATCGGCACGGGTGGTCGCTAATGGCTAACTCACAAGACCCCAAGACAGTGGCCCCCGAGGGCGGTGCTCCTACCAAAGCGGAGGCCCAGCCTACCGCGCCCTCACAGCAACCGATGATGGACCCTAGGGAGGCTATCAGGGCCGAGCAGGAGATGAGGGCACAGATCGCTGACGCCCACATGCCCCCTGCCGTCCCTGACCCGCCCGACATGGGCAAAGACTATATGCCGCAGACTGACAGCGAGAAGAGTGTCTTTAGGGCCACGGCTCGGCCAGAGGAGCCCGTCACTGCGGGCCTTGGCAACGCAGGGCAGACACCTGTGCCCCCTAACGCTTATCGCTGGCTTCCGGTTCTTGTCAAGGCCGCCCAGGCCCCCGATGCGCCCCCTCAGCTATTGGCGCTGGCTAAGATGTTGGCCAACCAACTAAGTTACTAGGGAGATAGCCTGTGCCTAACATAGTTCAAGGTGGCGGAGAGGTCTCTGCTCCAACCCCTACCCCAAAGCCTAAGCCTTCTGCCGGTCCTGTTCAAACCCCTAACTCTACGCTGGGCGTTCCGTTTACGCCCGCTCCCCCCTCACTTTCTGGCGAGCATGTGATTGCCAAAGATGCAGAGAGACTAGCTCAATGGCAGCGGCAGCAACAGAAGGCTGCCGACAAGGCCACGAGGCTAGATACTCGGATCAAAGCCAACCTTGAGCAGGCAAGGGCTACTTCGGACACACAGAGCCCTGGCTTTCAGGCCTACGTAGACCAACAGCGCAAGGCCCGCGACAACATCTCAAACTTCTTGAACCTCATCTCTGATGGGGCCTATACCCCCAAATCAACTATCTTCGATAGGGCCAGGGGCATACCCCAAGAGGCTGTCTCCACGGCCCCTCAGACGATGGCTGGCACCCTGTTCTCTGGTGTCCCCCACAACATGCTCAACAGCGTAGGCTGGGCCGTTCAGGGCAGCGGCGTCTACTTCGATCAGATTCACAGCTTCG